AATAACATTTATACATGATATAATTAGGTATGGAAGATTTTAAATACCTACAGAACAAAACAAGAGGCAGAATGTTAGATAATTATAACAGACTATCACCGAAAGAACGAGATAAGTTTAATGACAACTTAGCAGGAAAGACAATAAAGAAATATCTGGAAATATATAAAGATTATGTTATGGAAGGTCATACTATCTATAGTTTATCTGAGAAATGGGATATAACACCGTCTAATATCAGTAAGATATTAAAATGGGCAACAAGTCAAATCCCTGATAATGCAAGGGATGAGCAAGTTAAAGACACTATATACAAAGCTATAGAGAGAGAAAAGGAGATAAGAGCGTTATTACCGCAAGCTAAAAGCACATATGAAAAATTAGCAATACACCGTGAGCTTAGGATGCTTGATACATATATATCACAAGTTAAAGGTATAATGAAAAATGTTATAGTTGACAATAAGAAAATAAACAATACTATCAATTTTGTTCATTCGGTTGTAAACCGTAGGACAGGCGATGTTATTGAGAGTAAGGCTGAGAATATAGTTGATGAAAATGCTACCTTGCTTAAAGGCAAAGTTAAAGAATGAAAAAAGATAACGAAGCTATAATTGCTGAGTTTAAAAACATAAAAGAGTTTGGCGATGAGGGAGCAAAGACTGCAGACTTTAGTTATTATTCACCTTTACCGGGTAAGCAAGAACAGTTTCATATTAGCAAAGCAAGACACAAATTATTGCTTGGTGGTGTTGGATCCGGTAAAACCTACCCTGCAATACACGAAGCATTTTTCGTAAGTTACGATAATCCTAATCATAACTTTTATGTCTTTAGGAATAATTGGGATGATTTAAAAGATAACATCGAAGATCCAATGGTTGAAGTCTCGACTAATGCAAATGCTCATAGATATTATGACAAAGCAAATCACGACCTTTATTTATGGAATGGAACTGTTATAAGGTTTAGACCACTTTCTTTAGGGAAAGATTTAAAGAGAGCTATCAGTAAGATGAAAGGTGCGTATATGTGTGGTTTTCTAATTGATGATCCGGATGTTAAAACCTACTGGGATTTTATATCATATTTATTTACAAGGCTTAGGAATCCGCCGACTGCAAAGGCTAAATACTACGAGACTATTTGGACAGCTAACTGGGAGGGGCACGATCAGTTATGGCAATTATTTATGAAAGACAAAGAGCATGGTGTAAATAATAATGGTTTTATATATTGGGTTTTAAAGACAGAAGACAATAAAACTTTAGGTGAAAATTATATTGCTGATATGGAGCAAGTCCACAGTAAGGCTTGGGTTGATAGATATATCCATAATAAGATGAATGCAAAAATCGGACTTATATACGAGGAGTTTAGAAGGCAGACACATATAATAGCTTTTCACGATATGGTATTTGCGAGTTCACTTTATTACATTTTAGCGATTGATGTTGGTATAACTGATCCGTCTGTTATAACAGAGTTTATTTGTGATGGGCAAAAAATATTTGTCAATAGACTTTGGTATGAGACTGATGCAAGGATAGGCGTTGTCGGTGATAAAATCTTAGAGTGGATGGAAAATCGTACTTATTATAAAATCCTTATAGATCCATCTTCGCATAAAAGAGAGCAAACCTCCGGACGTTCTACTTTTGATATATTAAAAAAGGATTTTGGCATACCTTTAATTAATGCTAATAATGATTTATTAACTGGTATTGAGCTTGTCAAATCTTTATTAACTTTACGAGGTAATAAACCTAAACTTATTTTTAATATTGGTTTAGATCGTGCTTATGAGGAATTGGAAATATACAAATGGAAAGATCAAACCGGCTCACTTCATACTGATGTTGCTTTTAAGGAAATACCGATTGATAAAAATAATCACTTCTTAGATACATTACGTTATGGTGTTATGTTCATAACAAAACATCTTATGAAATATATGTTTAGGAGCGAAGCGGATTTAAAACGTAGGCGTGATGAGGCTTTTAATAACAGAGTTGAACAGCTTAGATACTACCGTGAGAAAGGCGGTTACCGGCAAACTTTACTTGCTAATAAAGTTGCGGAGTTACAAGACAAGGCAGTTGGTGGTATGACCTCTAAAAGACTTGATGTTGATTTATCACTTAAAGATATTGAGTTAATTAGAGGTGCTATAAATTATGAATGGAAAACCGTTAAGCAGGTTGATACTTTAAAACTTTCAAATGCTCTCGGATATGATGAAAGGACTATTATTATTTTAATTGAACGTGAGGGATTTAAGAAAAATGAAAATAATTTATATTGCAAATAGTTATTATTAATAGTATAATATGAATATGAATAAATTAAAACTTTCAGATAAAGCACTTGCAGATCTACAGGCTTTTTTAATTACAAGATTTAATAATTTAAATGATATGAGACAACCTTTAGATACTGAAATAACTGATGATATAAAATATTATAATGGCAATGATGAGTTAATCGATGCTAAGCAGGAGTGGGAGTACAAATATAAACTACCCTATATTTATACTATCGTTCAGACTATTGTTGCAAGGCTCAAGGAGTCTTTATTTGCTACTCAAAATTATGTTAAAATCTATGTTGAAAAAGATGATATGTCGGATTATGAGAAATCACTTGAGAGATGGTTTCAGCAAGTTTTAGATAATTTACAATTTAAAAAAAGAGCTAAAGACTTTTTAGAGGATGCGTTGGTTCAGCGTACTACTTGGCTTGAACTATTTCCTAAGCTAATTGATGATAAGGGTAAAAAAAAGTTTAAAGGCGTAGACTTTATACCGCATAAATGGTTTGATGTTTGGTTTGATACTAAAGTTGCAGAGATTAAAGATACTGATGTTTTTATCCGTAAGGTTCAAAAAGCATATATTATGAGAAATCAAGATAAGATATATTTCAATCTTGATAAAGTTGATAAAACTAATTTTCCTACCGACCTTGATGCAACAGAAGATTCGGAGTATTTGGCTAAGCAGGGTAAGAGTTATAACAGAGTTGATGATCCGGTAAAAAATGTTGAATTGTTAGAGTGGTATGGGGTTTATAATGTCGGTACTGCAAAGAAGCCGGACTATAAAAATATAATTTGTACTATTGCAAATCGTAGTGTACTATGTCGTGTAGAAGAAAATACACTTGGTACTAATAAAAAGGTTTTACTTTTTCCAATACGTCCACTTAGACAAGCTAATAGTTTAATCGGTAAATCTATTCCGCAATTAACTAAAGTATTACAACAAGAGTTAAATGAAATAAGATCGATGAGAATGCAAAATATTAATTTAGTTACTAAACTTTTATTTAGTTATAATAAAGAGGGCGGTGTTGATATAAAAGAACTATTTGCGGATGGTGGAAATGCAATACCTCGTGGTGAAAATCCGAATGATGTTACTGTCCTTCCTATACCGAACTTGATACAATCTTTATCTTATGCAGGTAACGAGATTATACAAGATATGCAACAGATCACAGGTGCGGTTGATTATGTTATGGGGACTTCGGCAGGTCGAGGAACTACAGAGACAGCGTCCGGCATACAAACTATAACACAACAAGCATTATTTAAGTTTAGTGCTATGGCAGACAATACTTATGATGATATAATAGACTTTATAAATTATATATTTGTCTTATATTATAAATACGGTCAAGATATGGTTACAAGCGAATATCCGGATATTAAAGCATTTTTTATGCAACCTTTGGAAGCTGTTGAAGAAAATCATATTATCGATATAGGTCTTAAAGATATTACACAAAGGACTGATGTTGAAAGAATGCAATTTATTAATATGATTAATGTTGTAGCAGGACTTGTTCAGCAAGTTGGTGGTGATACTAAAGAGCTACTTAAACAAATTATGCAAAGATTTAATATACCTAATATTGATAAAATCCTTAATGCAGGTGGCGGTCAAGCACAGATGATGCAAATGTTACAACAAGCTATGCAGGGTGCAAGCAAAAATACAGGTGGTAGTCAAATGGCTAATCCACAAGCTAATAAAGATAATACTGTAGAAGAACAAACGGGTCAAGTCAATGCAGACAGGCATTAAAGTTAATATAAGTGATAAGGAGCGTAACAGGTTAGCGTATGTTTTTACGGAGAGTGAATATTATGAGAGCTTTTTTAAACCGTATATCCATACTCAAACAGAGATTAATAATAATGTTGAGAGAATATCAAATGATCCGGTTACTATGAGCTATGATGTTATTAAACAAAAGGCTAAAATTAGCGTTTATCGTTCAATAATTAATGATATTGAACGGTGGGCTAATCATTATAAAAAAAATAGAGGAGATTAAAAATGGCAAATGGAGATTTAAATACTGATAATTTAGGACTTGGAGCTGATACTACGGCTACCACACCGGATCAAAAAACTGGAACAGAGACTAAAACTTTTTCTGTAGAGGAAATACCGGAGTTATCAGGCTTACAAGTAGGTGATGAACTTACTTTAAAAATTGTTAATATATCAGAGGACGGAGCGTCTTATGATGTAGATATTCTTCCGGCACAAGGGTCAACCCCCGCAGGTACTCCAGACTTAAGTGGACAATTTGTTTAGGAGGTGATTTATGGGAATTGATGAATTAGAGAATGAAATATTTGGTGATGAGAAGGATATTGATTTAGAGGATGATAATACTAATTTAGGCGAAGAAGAAAAGAAAAAAGAGACTTCAAATAACAAAGGTATTGATCCTAATATAATCAATGATCTAAAATCAAAGATAGAAGAACAAAATAGTAAGTTAGCAGAGTTTGATGCATTTAAAAATAGGCTTGTAGGTGAAAAACCTAAAGATAATTTAGAGATGGAAAGAGAACAATTTGAGGAAGATCCGAAAGGGTTTTATGAGAAGAAGTTTAAAGAGGTTGAATCTAATTTAAGAACAGAGATGGTTAATAGGGAAGTTACCTCACAAGTTATGGATGCAACAAAAGAATTAGAGCGTGAGTTTGATGTGAATTGGAATAAGGATCAAGAGAAAATTATAAATATTGTTAATATGTTTGCAAAAGATGTGAAGCAAAAAGATCCAAAGGGAGTGCTTAGAAAGGCATTTGTTTTGGCAGGTATAAAACAAAAAGATGATATTTACAAAATCCCTTATTCAGAATTAGGCATTAATACTCAAATGCAAGAAAAAAAACAACAAGAAGACAATGACCGGATTAAAGATAGCATTATTAATGTTAGCAAAAATAAGGTACTTGATCTTTTTTAAAAAAAAATAAGGAGATTAAAAAATGGCAAATGAAGCATTAAGTCCTGATATGTTAAGCTCGTCAAGAGTTCCAATTAATATGTCGGACACAATTTATGATTTAAATATCGATAAAACACCTTTACTTAAATTATTATCAATGATAGGTAAAGAAAGTTCATCTAATATGAAATACGAGTGGATGACAGAAGAAAGAAAACTTAACTGGGGTACTGTTTCATCTTTCGGTGGAGCGTGGGCGACTGCGGCTAATGTTGCAGGTACAATCGTTGTTCCGGCAGGAGAGATTGGTTTATATGCGGTTAATGATATTGTTAAACTTCCATCAGATACAAATACAAATATTTATATTACTGCAATAAATACTTCTACATATACCCTTACTGGGCATTCTGTTGATAATACTACTACGATAGATTTATCAGCAGGAACAACTGGAACAAATAAAATATTTAAAATTGGTAATGCTGTTGAGCTTGGTAGTGGAAGAAGTCAAATTACTTCACAACAACCATCAGACAACTATAATTATATCCAATTATTTCAAACACCTTTTGGAGTAGTGGAAACAACTAAGTCTACTAAATTAAGAGGTGGAGATGCGTTATCAAGAGAGGGTAACAAAAAAGGTATTGAACATGCTTTCGATATTGAACAAACATTATTCTTTGGTCAAAAACATAAAGCAACTACCGGATATATGAACGGTGAATATGAACAATATTTTACTGGTGGTCTTTATGAAACAATAGCAACTAATGTACAAGACGAATTATCAGGATCTTTGACACAAACAGAATTTGATAATTTTATCGATATGGGCATTTATTATGCAGATAAACCTATAATTTTTGCAGGTACAACTATATCTAAAGCATTAAACGTATGGATGGAAGGCAATGTAAGAGTAGGTCAAACTGAAACTGTTCTTGGTTTAAGTGTTAATTCTTATAAAACTTATGACGGCAAAATAGTTAAAATAATTTCTCATAAACACTTATTGAAAAATGCTTATTCAGGATTTGCATTTTGTGTAGACTTAGCTGATATTAAGTATAAATACTTAGATGGACATGATACTAAACTTTATACTAATTTACAAGCTCCCGATGTTAAACAAACTATAAACGAATATAGAACTTGGGGCGGATTATGGCTTGGAAATGAAAAAAGACATGGTGTCTTAAAAAACGTAGCAAGTATTGCTTAGGCATTACTTTTATATTAATTCC